CGCTATGGGCAGAGGCACTTCGTATGAGCCTCTACCAATGCGAACACTGCGGTTGCTGCGAGAACAGCGCCCTTGGGCATTACTGGCCAGGTCTTGCGGGGCATACCGATTGGTTCGACTGGGCCGGGATTGAGGATCTCCGCGGCAAGCGGCTATGCAGCGCTTGTGGTCCGACGAAATACGAGGATGGCAAGGCGACGGAGCACGGCGTCTGGCATGGCCAGTTTGATCGCGTGTATCTGCCGAAAGGCAAATTCAAGACGAATCAGATCGGCAACCTCGAACACATCGAGACAGGCAGCGAGGACTTCCGTTCTTTCGCGCTGCAATCGGAGGGTGACTGATGGCCTCAATCCTCCAACTCGCCGGCATGCTCCCGCGCGACCCGCAGTTCCGCGCGTTCGTGAGCCAGTACATGGTCCCGCCGCGCGAGCCCACCGTCGACGAAGCCGCGGCGTTTATCCGCGCTGCGTGCGAGATCGAGAGCCGCCGCGAGCTGATGACCAATCCGGCTGCCGTCGATCGCCTTCACCGTTTCATTCGCCGGCCGTTCGTGGCCTGGCGTGACAAGCAGCACCAACCACAGAGGAAAGCAGCATGATCAAACCCAGCATTGGCCGTGTCGTGTGGTTCCACCCGTCTATCACCGACCATTCCCTCGCATCAGGCGGCGATCAGCCGCTCGCGGCGCTCGTGTCGCACGTCTGGTCAGACACCTGCGTCAACCTGGCCGTGTTCGATGCCAACGGCAAGCCGCACGGTAAGACCAGCGTTCTGCTGCTGCAGGATGATGCGATCGCGCCGGAAGGCGGCTACTACGCCGAGTGGATGCCGTTCCAGAAGGGGCAGGCGGCGAAGCATGAGGCGCCCGCACCGGTGACCGAAGAGCAGCGCATCGACGCGACGATCGTCAAGGCCGGCAAGACCGCGCCGCGCATCACGTCGGCGCACATCGACAGCCTGATCATCGACCGCCTGTTTTTCACGGCCTATGAGGCGTCGATTGGGCAGGATGTCTCGCCGCAGGAGCGCCCGCTTGTCGCCATGCAAGCCCATGGCCTTCTGACGTTCTGCGTGCTCACGCTGCGCAACGGCTTCACCGTGACTGGCGAGAGCGCGTGCGCGAGCCCCGAGAACTTCGACGCCGGCATTGGCCGCGACATCGCGTTCAAGAACGCCCGCGAAAAGGTGTGGCTGCTTGAGGGCTACCTGCTGCGCGAACGCCTGTTCCAGATGACGCAGACGGCGCAGCTCCCCGAATAACCCACGGCGCGGCAGTAAGCCTCGGGGCAGCGGACGTTGCGCGTAAGACCCCAGGCGGCCAGCACCCTCAAACCACACGGAGAAAACAGATATGCATCGAGTCGTCAGCACCAGCAAGCGCGGCCGCCAACTCACAGGCGCGAAGCGCGGCCGCATGGGCCGCAGTCGCTACATGCCGCACCAAGGCGAGAAAGAGCGCGAGCGCGCCGCGCGCAGCTACATGGTGTCGGCATTCATTGGAGGCCCCCCGCGCAGTGCGCCAGTCATGCACCAGATGAGCAAGCGCGACTACTACGCCGCAGTGTTCTGAGCACCACGCCACGCCGACGCGTACTCGGCCGCTCCGGTCATCTGCGGACGATGACCGAATTCAAACGGGGATGGAGAAATGAAATTCTGCAAGGACTGCAAGCGCTATCGGGCAGAGGTGAACGTCGATGGTGGAACCCTGTTACCTGGCTTTTTTCAGCACATTCCCGCCGCATGCATTCGCTCAACGGATACCGACTTGGTGACCGGGAAAGAAATCTATCGGCTGGTCAATTGCGAAATCGCGCGGAAATCAGAGGAAATGTGCGGCCAGGATGCAGCATGGTTCGAGCCTGCAACGCTCGACGGGCGCCTTGCGATGTTGGACGACAAAGCGTAACGGGGAAATCATGGACAGAATCGACGAACTGCTGCTCGACTGGTACGAATGGAGCCAAGGCTACAACCCCGGTACCGACTACTCCGCGTTCGACAGCACCTGCGCGCAGTTCCGCACCAGCCGGCAATGGATGGATTACGAGGATCTGGACGCCGAGGTCGAGTGGCAGCGAAAGAAGGAGGTCGGCAAGGTCGTCGAGCCGATGATGCTGAAGCTGGACTTGAGGGCGCGCGTGGCGGTCAACACAGCGTGCCGTAACTTCTCCGATGGCGCTGCGGTCTGGTCGAGCGTGCGCGTCGCTGGCAATCAAGAGGACGAATACGCGCGCGCCAAGGCGATCCTGTGCCCGATGATGGTCGCAGCTGGGCTAGTCGAACGGGAGGCTTGTAAGGCCGTGGAAAGTGTCCTATGATGCGCGCAGTTGGGCGAGTCGCGCCCAGAGAAAACAGAGCCCCGCCGGTGAGAACCGCGCGGGGCTTTTTCATTGGCCGTTAGGCTCTTCGAGCCTAGTTCACGCTGCCTGTCAATTCAAGCCCGCCCCGCGCGGGCTTTTCTGTTTCCGCAAGCCGTGAGTGCGCTAACCGCGGCAGCTTCGGACGTCTTGGAAGTCGTGGGTCTCCGCCGGCACGCCGGAACTCTGCACGACGCGGGCTGAAGCAACCCGAACCCTCAAAGGAGCAAATCATGCGAAGCATGCGTAAAACCCTGTTGATGGCGGCGTTGTCGTGCTGCCTGCCGATGTACATGTCCGACGCCGACGCGGGCGCGCCGTCGAGCTCCGAGCCGGTCCAGTCGCCCGAGGTGATACAGCCGGGGGAGGCGACCACGGCAGATGCTGCGGCTGCGCAATCTGCCGGATCTTCTTCGACACAAGCCTCCTCGCAGGCTTCGGAATCGACATCTGAGATAGGAAACGCTGCTGGTGGTGTCTCATCGGACGCGCAGTCGTCGGGCGCGACCTCTGCCGGCGATGCCTCGACCTCGGTCAGCGGCGCGGCTGACGCGGGAAACATGACTGGTTCGCAGCCGTCGTCGGCGCTGGCTTCCGAACCTGCTGGTGAGCCGTCGCGCGACGCGCATGTCGCGCACGTGCATTCCCTCTTCGAGATGCTGGAGACGAAGCTCGCGACCGGCGTGCACGTGTTTGCGCAGGAAGTCGCGGCGCTACGCGCGAAAGTCGCCGCGCTCCTGTAACGGCTCACCTCAGATCCATGGCAACACGGCAGACGAAAGCGCCTGTGCGGTTCTCGCAGGCGCTGTTCGATCGCATCTGTGAGCGGATCGCCGACGGCGGAAGCCTGCGCGCGATCTGCGACGGAAAGAAGGGCATGCCGGACCGCGCCACGTTCAACCGGTGGCGCAAGCAGAAGCCCGAGCTGCAGCAGCAATACGACGCAGCGTGCATCGAGCGCGAAGAGGCGATCTTCGACGACATCCAGTTCATCGCCGACACCGCGCGCGACCCGCAGAAGGCCCGCAACCAGATCGACGCGCGCAAGTGGCGGCTCGCGCGCATGAACCGGAAAAAGTACGGCGACAAGGTCTCGCAGGAAGTGAGCGGACCTGATGGCGGGCCGGTCGTCGTGCAAGCCTCCAGCCTGGACGAACGGCTGTGAAGCTGACCGCGCGACAAGAGGCGGCGCAACACGTGCTCGCGGGCGACGCGACGCACCTGATGCTCTTCGGCGGCTCGCGCAGCGGTAAGACGTTCCTGCTCGTGCGCAACGTCGTTTTGCGTGCACTGAAGGCCCCGAACAGCCGTCACCTGATCGCGCGTTTCCGCTTCAACCACGTCAAGTCGTCGATCGTTGCCGACACGTTCCCGAAGGTGATGCGCATCGCGTTCCCGGGCGTCGAGTGGCGCATCGACAAGACGGACTGGTATGCGACGCTGCCGAACGGCTCGCAGATCTGGTTTGCCGGTCTCGATGACAAAGAGCGGACGGAGAAGATCCTCGGCCAGGAATACGCGACGATCTACTTGAACGAGTGCTCGCAGATCCCGTTCGGCTCGCGTGAGCTCGCCGTGACGCGCCTCGCGCAGCTCGCGCAGTGCGAGATCCAGGGGCGCGAGCCTAGCCCGTTGCGCACGCGGTTCTACTACGACTGCAATCCGCCGAACAAGGCGCATTGGACGTACGTGCTGTTCGTGAAGAAGTGCGATCCGGACACCGGCAAGCCGCTCTTGAACCCGGACGACTACGCGCACTTTCAGATCAATCCGGACAGTAACGCCGAGAACCTCAGCGCGGGCTATCTCGACACGCTGCGCGGCATGTCTGCCCGCATGCGCAAGCGCTTTCTCGATGGCGAGTTCGGCGATGCGAATCCGAATGCGCTGTTCCCCGACGAACACATCGAGCGTTGGCGCGTACTCGACGGCGAAGTCCCAGACATGGTGCGCATCGTGGTCGCTGTTGACCCGTCCGGATCCGATGACGAGGCAGACGCCGACAACGACGCCATCGGCATCATGGTCGCCGGTCTCGGAACGGACGGAAACGCCTACCTGATCGAAGACTGCACCGTGAAGGCCGGCCCGGCCACGTGGGGCAAGGTCGCGACGGACGCATACGAGCGGCACGAAGCCGATGTGATCGTGGGTGAAATCAATTTCGGCGGGGCGATGGTCAAGCACGTGATCCAGACGGCACGGACACGGACCCCGTACAAGCAGGTCACCGCATCGCGCGGCAAGGCCGTGCGCGCAGAGCCATTTTCGGCCCTGTACGAGCAGGGCAAGGTGCGTCACGTCGGCCACTTCCGCGAGCTGGAAGACGAGCTTGCCGCATTTTCGACCATCGGCTACACCGGCCCGCGCTCGCCGAACCGAGCCGACGCCGCAATCTGGGCGCTGACGGAGCTGTTCCCCGCGATCGTGGCGCCACGCAAGACGAAACCCGAATCTAAACCGCAAGTGCGCCGCGCCCTGATGGGTGGCGGCGGCTGGATGAGCTAAATGGCCCGCAAACCGAAAGAAGACCCGAACGCGAAGATCGTCGCCGAGGCGAAAGAGCGTTTTGCGCGCTGCGAAGAAGCCGAGAGCGAGTTCCGCAAGCGCTTCGTCGAAGACCTGCGCTTTGCCAATGGCGACTCGGACAACGGCTGGCAGTGGCCGGACCAGATCCGCACTACGCGCGAGGGTGATTCGCGGCCGTGCCTGACGATCAACAAGACGCGGCAGCACAACCTGCAGATCATCAACGATGCGAAGCAGAACAAGCCGAGCGTCAAGACGCTGCCCGTCGACGGCGATGCCGACATCAAGATCGCGAAGATTCTCGACGGCATCGTGCGGCACATCGAGTACAACTCGCACGCCGAGATCGTCTATGACACGGCGACCGAGTTCGCGGTGCAGGCCGGCCTCGGTTACTGGCGCGTGGTTTGCGAGTATGCGCATGACGGCTCGTTCGATCAGGAAATCTTCCTGCGTCGCGTGAAAGATCCGCTGACGGTCTACCTCGATTGCGACATCCAGTCCGCCGACGGCTCGGACTCGAAATTCGGATTCGTGTTCGAAGATATGTCGAAGACGGAATTCGAGGCGACGTATCCGGAAGAGCAAGCGCAATCGGTCGTGTTCGGCGACGACGCCAGCGGCGATCCGTGGCTCTCGAAGGACAAAATCCGCGTCTGCGAATACTTCCGCAAGACTACGAAGACCGACACGCTGATCAATCACCCGGTCAACGGTCCGATGATGCTATCTGCGGTCGAGGACGAGACCGAGCGCAACCTGATCGCGAAAGACCCAAGCATCAAGAAGCGTCCGGTCAGTGAGCCGGTCGTTACCTGGTATCTGATCGCCGGTGAAAAGATCATCGACGAGAAGCCATGGGCGGGCCGCTATATCCCGATCGTGCGCGTGGTGGGCGAGGAAATCACCATCAATGGCAAGGTCGAGCGCAAGGGCCACACGCGGAACCAGAAAGACGCGCAGCGCATGTACAACTATATGTCGTCGGCGAACGTCGAATACATCGCGTTGCAGACGAAGACGCCGTATATCGGCCCGGCCGCCGCGTTCGAAGGGTATGAATCTGAGTGGGCGAACGCGAACAAGGAAAACCTGCCGTATCTGCCCTACAACAGCCACGATGAGGCGGGTAACCCGATTGATCGTCCGACGCGCGAGCAGCCGCCTGTGGGCGCTTCTGCCTATCTGCAGGGCATGCAAACTGCCCAGCAGGAACTCATGATGTCCTCGGGCCAGTATCAGGAGCAGTTCGGCCAGCAGTCGAATGCGCAGGCCGGCGTGGCCATTCAGGCGCGCCAGCGGCAGGGCGACCGCGCGACGTATCACTTCATCGACAACGTGGCGCGCGCGATCCGCTACACCGGCCGCGTGCTGATCGACCTGATCCCGAAGATCTACGACACGGCGCGCGTCGTGCGTATCGTTGGCGAGGATGGCACCGAGACGTTCGCGCAGATCGATCCGAACCAGGAGCAGCCGCTGATGCAGAAGCCGCATCCGACGATTGCCGACGAGGTGCAGCTGATCTTCAACCCGGGCATCGGCCGCTATGACGTGACCGTCGAGGTTGGTCCGAACTACGAGACGCGCCGGCAGGAAGCGTTCAACGCGCTCACGCAGATCATGTCGCAGGATCAGGAACTGATGAAGGTGGCCGGCGACCTGCTGTTCAAGGCGGCTGACTTCCCGATGGCTGAGGAAGTAGCCGAACGTCTGCACCGCACGATCCCGGCTGCGATCCTGGGCGAAGGCCCGACGCCTGAGATGCAGGACGCCACGCAGAAGATGCAGCACATGGGACAGATGATCGAGCATCTGTCGCAGGAATTGCAGCAGGCCAAGGGCCGAACGGATGACGAGCAACAGCGCATCAATATCGAAGCGTACCGCGCCGAATCCGACCGGATGAAAGCGCTTGGCCCGGTAGACGCGCAACTGGTCTCGCACCTTGCAACCCAGGTGGTGATGCAGATGATGCAGGACGGCTCGCCTGAAGGCCTGGCGGCCCCTCAGATGCAGCCGCCGCCCGATCCGTCGCAACAGATTCAACCCCAACCGAACCCGCCGAGTGCGGGTTTTTCTTTGCCCGCTCCCCAAGGACAGTGACATGTACCCAGGCATCTTGCAGGACCTCGGTTCGACGACGCCGATTCAAGGCCTCTACAACATCAAGCAGACGCTCGCGCCGGCGTCGGT